TTACTAGGATTTAAATATGAAAACAGAACAGAACCATTTCAAGGAGCGTCTGGTGCAACACACCCAGTGTTAGCAGAAGCGGTTACACAGTTTCAAGCACAAGCATACAAAGAATTATTACCGGCAGACGGACCAGTTAGAACACAAGTTATCGGTGTTAAAAATCCACAAACAGAACAACAGGCGGTTCGTGTAAAAGATTTTATGAACTATTTAATTATGGATCAAATGCAAGAGTACGAAGCAGAGTTTGATTCTATGCTATTTCATTTACCACTTGCAGGTTCTACATTTAAAAAAGTTTACTACGATGTGCCACTTGGAAGAGCGGTATCAAAGTTTGTACCCGCAGATGAATTAATTGTTCCATATACTGCAACTAGCATTGAAGATGCAGAGGCGGTTATACACACAGTTAAAATATCTGAAAACGAATTAAGAAAACAACAAGTAGCTGGTTTCTACAGAGATATAGAACTTGGACCTCCAGGTAATGTTGAAAGAAATGATTTAGAAAAAAAAGAACGTGAATTAGATGGCACAAAAAAATCTGGTAAGAACGAACCAGTTTATACTTTGTTAGAGTGCCATGTAAATTTAGACTTAGAAGGTTTCGAAGAAGTTGGTCAAGACGGACAACCAACAGGAATAAAATTGCCCTACATTGTAACTGTAGAAGAAGGCAGCCGAGTAGTACTCTCCATACGGAGAAACTATGCGCCCAATGATCTAAAGAAAAATAAGATCCAATATTTCGTCCACTTCAAATTTCTGCCAGGACTAGGATTTTATGGCTTTGGACTCATTCATATGATTGGCGGATTGAGCCGTACCGCAACGTCGGCTCTCCGTCAATTGTTAGACGCAGGAACATTATCAAACTTACCTGCAGGATTTAAACAACGAGGCGTTAGAGTTAGAGATGAAGCGTCACCAATACAGCCAGGTGAATTCAAAGATGTTGATGCACCAGGTGGTAATTTACGTGATGCATTTTTTCCATTACCATACAAAGAACCATCTCAAACGTTATTAAATTTGTTAGGCATTGTTGTACAAGCAGGTCAAAGGTTCGCGGCTATTGCTGATATGAGCGTTGGTGATGGTAACCAAGCAGCAGCTGTTGGAACAACTATTGCATTATTAGAACGTGGATCAAGAGTTATGTCAGCTATTCACAAAAGATGTTATGCAGCCATGAAAGATGAGTTTAAATTATTATCAAAAGTAGTGTCACAATATCTACCACCAGAATATCCATACGATGTTGTAGGTGGTGCAAGAAATATTAAACAGTCAGATTTTGATGACAGAGTTGATGTTGTACCAATTGCAGATCCAAATATATTTTCAATGTCACAAAGAATTACTTTGGCTCAAACACAATTACAGATAGCAACATCAAACCCTGCATTACACAACATGTATCAAGTGTACAGAAATATGTATGAAGCTATCGGTGTTAAAAATGTAGATGCAGTTTTACCTGCACCTGCACCAAATGCGCCAATGGACCCAAGCATGGAACACATTAATGCATTAGCTGGTAAACCTTTTCAAGCTTTTCCTGGTCAAGATCACAGAGCACACATCACAGCTCACTTAAATTTTATGTCAACTAACATTGTTAGAAATAACCCTGCTGTTATGGCAGCAATACAGAAAAATATTTTAGAACATATTAGTTTGATGGCACAAGAGCAGGTGCAATTAGAATTTAGAGAGCAAATGCAGCAAATGATGATGATGCAACAGCAGGCAGCTATGAATCCACAGGTGCAAGCACAGCTACAAGCGCTTACAAATCAGATCGAAGGTAGAAAAGCAGTGCTAATTGCAGAGATGACAGAAGAATATATGAAGGAAGAGAAGCAAATTACATCACAATTTGACAATGACCCTCTTCTAAAACTAAAATCTCGTGAAGTTGACCTACGTGCGATGGAAAATGAGCGTAAAAAAGACAATGATACGGCTCAACAAGACATTGCAAGAGCAAGATTGATGCAACAAGGCGATATTGCAGAGGAAAAAATGGATCAAAACGAAAAATTAGCTAAATTAAGAGCTGGAGTTAGCCTTGCAAAGGCAGGAGCACAGCAAGCAACCATAGTTACGGAGGATAATTAATGCCATTAAACAAAAAAGGTAAAAAAATTATGAAATCCATGAAGAAACAGTATGGAAAGAAGAAGGGTGAAAAGATATTCTATGCATCTAAGAACAAAGGTGTTATAAAAGGGGTAAAAAAAGGAGCATAAATGCAAAAACTTGATAAAATCAAAGAAGTTAAAGTTGCAGAGCAGAGTATTGAAGTAGATCCTAGATCTAAAACTACTGCTGACCAAGCTTTTAACTATATTGCTACAGGAAAACCTGAAATGCCAGTTGGCGGTCAGAAAAGAATGTTAGCAGAGAAAAGAAGAAACTCGAAAGCGTACTAATGGCTTGGTTCAGTTTAGCAAAAATTGCTTTGCAAGCTGGTGGTAAGATATACGCTAATCGTCAAAAGACGAAAATGGCTATGTCAGACGCCCAACTCATGCATGCCGAAAAAATGGCTCGGGGTGAGGAGGCTTACCAGGGTAAATTACTAGAGGCTAGACAAAACGACTATAAGGACGAATTTGTTCTCGTAATTATTTCGGCGCCCATCATTGTGTTAATGTGGGCGGTGATGTCAGACGATCCAACCGCGATGGAAAAGGTTAAATTATTCTTTGAATATTTTCAATCACTCCCTTCTTGGTTCACCAACCTCTGGATACTTGTAGTTGCGTCGATTTTTGGTATAAAGGGTACACAAATTTTTAAGAACGGAGGCAAAAAATAATGTCTATATTTAGTTACGTTAAATTAGGGAAAAAAATTTTTGGTAAGCAGAAAACTACCGGGGAGACTATTAATCCTTTTAAAGCCAATAAACAAACTAAAGAATCAAAATCTAAAATTGAAACTGCTAAGTCTAAAGGTAAATTTAAAGGCACTATAGACTCTATTAATAGAGATACATATAAAACAGGAGCAGCTTTTAGAAGAATGGGTCAAAAATTAGATAATAAAAAAATTACAGAATCTGGATTTAATAAAGCAAAAGATTTAGCTAAGGGTGGAAGAGTTAATTACAGAACGGGAACTCCAAAACCAAAAACAAATGTTCAAAAAATTAAAAAGACATTTGGCAAAGGTTTAGGAATGCAAAGTGTTATCTATGGACTAGACAAAAATCCTAAAGTAACAGCGGCAGATCCAAAAGCAAAATTTATAGCAGCAGCTAACAAAAAGAAAAAGAAGGTGTAATGGCTGGTAAAGGTTTATATGCAAACATACATGCTAAAAGAAAACGTGGCGGTAAGATGCGTAAAAAAGGTGCTAAAGGTGCACCAAAAGCTTCTGATTTTAAAAGAGCAAAACAAACAGCGAGGAAATAATGACTAAACTATGTCCTAGAGGAAAAGCAGCAGCAAAAAGAAAATTTAAGGTATACCCTTCGGCCTATGCGAATGCATATGCTAGCAAAATTTGTGCAGGTAAAATTAAAGATCCATCTGGTGTAAAGAGAAAAGATTTTAGAGGCAGCAAAGCTGGTGGTGGATTAATGGAGGCAACATCTAGATTAAAAAGACAAGGTCTAAAAAGTGGTAGTCCAATGAAGGAAGATAGAGCAAGAGAAGGTAAAAAAGATCAATATAAAAAAATGGGCTTTGGAGATCTTATGAAAGATGGAACAATTGATTTTGGAGATAAACATCCTCTTTTAAAAGCAAAAAAAGAAAAACAAAAAAAATACGAAAACCCTAAAAAAGATGAAAGATTTAATCAAGCTTTTAGAGATCGTATGAAAAAATCAGGATTTAAAGATTCAGAAATTGGAGATACAAGATTAGCTAAAGGTGGAAGAGCAATGTTAAGAGGCGGCGGAATTTGTAAAAAAGGAATGAATAGGAAAGCCGTCGGAAAGAATTCCTAATGGCTAAGAATGGTTTAGATAAATGGTTTGCCCAGAAATGGGTAGATATTGGAAGTAAAAAGAAGGATGGTTCTTTCTCAAAGTGCGGAAGATCAAAACAGAAAGCAGATGCAAAACGTAAGTATCCAAAATGTGTCCCACTTGCAAAAGCAAGATCTATGTCTGAAGGACAAAGACGTTCAGCTGTTAAAAGAAAAAGATCT